CTCAAGACGGTCTTCAATGTGGCTGAAATTGTGGTGGGTGAAGCGGTGTGGAAAGACGCTACCGACACCGGCCTGGACGTGTGGGGCAACAACGCGATTCTGGCGTATTCGCCCAACATTGGCGGCGCGGGCGGGGGTGATATCAGCCTGGCTGAGCCCGCGTTTGGCTTCACCAATGTGATTGCAGGTCACCCGTTTGCCGAAACACCGTACTACGAAAACGCGGTGAAAAGCTGGATCTACGGTGCCACCTTTGAGCGCCGCCCCAACGTGGCCTACAACACCGCTGCTTTCCTGTTCCAGAACCCAAAGTAAACATGTTTGCGGGACAGATCTTTAGCTCTGTCCCCAACTGACTAGGAGTAAATATGTCAAAACTGATTGCAACAGTGGTCGTGGCGACGCTGGTGGCCGGTGTCCGCACCGAGTATCAGCCTGGCGAAGAAGTGCCTGGCCTGAACCCGGTGGATGCCGCTGATCTCAAGAAGATTGAAGCGGTGTACGACGAGGATGAGCTGGCCGCCGACCAAAAGGCCGCTGCCCGTGCCGATAAGGCTGCCGGTGCCGAATTTGCCAAGGCCCGCAAAGACGTGCTGGCCAGGTCCGAAGCCGTGGAAGCCCAGGCTTCTTAACCCCCCATTTGATTCAACCGGAGCAACCCTATGCCTTCCCAAAATAATTCTGGCCTGCAGCATCAAAAAGACGATGCCGTCACCCTGGTGGCCACCGCTGCCCTGGAGGCCAACCGCATCGTGGCGTATGACGGTGCTTATGCTACAGCTGCGGGCGCTGCGCATGATGCCCAGGGCGTGTGCGAGACCGCTGCCGCCATTGGCGATGCCGTGAGCGTGGTCACCGAGTACAGCTACCTGGTGGAGTGCAGCGAGGCTATTACCTTTGGTGCGTACGTCAAGCCCGCAACCGACGGCACTGGCCGGGGCGCTGTGGGTAGCCTGACCGACCACTGCGGCCGCGCCCTGGGTGCCACCACGGTGGCGGCCCAGCTGTTTGAGATGCAGATCGTCAAGCACGTGCATGCGTGATGACTGGGGTCAGATCACTTTGCACAGCAAACGTGCTCTGACCCCATCTGACCAAAGGATGCCCCATGACTTATGCCCTTGAAGCTGACCTGGTAGAGCGCTTTGGTGCGCTTGAACTGGCGCAGCGCACTGACCGGGTGAATGGCATCACCATCGAAACGGTGGTGCTGGGCCGGGCACTGGCAGACGCAGACGCTGAGATTGACGGCTACCTGGCCACCCGCTACACGCTGCCACTGGCCAGCACGCCACCGCTGATCAACCGGCTGGCATGCGAGATTGCCCGCTACCGGCTGTATGACGATGGCGTGCCCCCCACGGTGCGCCAGCGCTATGAAGACACGGTGAGCTTGCTGAAACGCCTGGCCAGTGGCGAGGTGCTGTTGGCGGGCATGGAAAGTGTGGCTGTGGCGGGCGTGGAACAGGTGTACCACGCCTTTGAGCCACGCCAGATCACCGCTGACACGCTGCAAGGCTTTGCCTGATGGCAACCGACAACCTGCTGGCCCTGGAGCCACTGCTGATGGCCCGCCTGGAAGCGCAGCTGGCCGACCTGACACCCAAGGTGCATGTGCTGGCTGCGGCTGACTTGGCCAGTGTGACCGAGGCCACGCAAGTGACCCCAGCGGTGCACCTGCTGTACCAGGGCTACCGCATTACCGAGGCACGCAGCGACGGCCGGGCCGTGCGCCTGGAGCAAACCTGGCTGACCGTGGTGGCCACACGCAATGTGCGTGATTTGCGCAGCGGCGCAGCGGGCCGGGCTAATGCGGGCGTGATTGCCCGGCGGGTGGCCAGCGCGCTGATGGGCTTTAAGCCTGTGGGCGTGGCCAAGCCGCTGGTGCTGGCCAATGCGCCCAATGCGGGCAACAGCGCTGGGTACCAGTACCTGCCGCTGGCCTTTTTGGCTGAGCTGACACTGGATTGATTTGACATTTTTTAACTGAAGGACCGACCATGACTGACACCGTTTATTACCCCTACCTTGGCAGCGGCAAGATTTACGCCCGCATTGCGGGTGCCGCCGCTGGCCTGCTGGAGCTGGGCAACGCCAGCAAGCTTGACCTGGCAGTCAAGGAAAACAAGCAAACGCTGAAAGACTTTAGCAAGCCCGGCGGCGGGGTCTATGCGTCTGTGGTGCGTATTGACAGCGCAACCCTGTCGATGACGCTCAATGACTTGAACAAGACCAATGTGGCGCGCGCCCTGTTCGGCACCGAGTCGGCCATCGTCGGCGGCACCGTTGTGGATGAAGTAGTCACTGCCTACAAAGGCGCGCTTGTGCCACTGTTGCATCCCAGCCCCACGGCCGTTACCGTGAAAGACAGCGCGACTAGCCTTATCACCTATGTCGCTGGAACGGACTACGAGTTGCGCGCTGGCGGTATCTTTCCCCTGGCCGCTGGAGCCATTGTGGATGCCGAGCTGCTCAAGGTGAGCTACACCTATGCAGCCTACAACAAGGTCGAAGCCATGACGACCGGCGCGATCGTGCTGGAGCTGCACTTTGAAGGCCTGAACGAGGCCAACAGCGGCAAGCCGGTGATTGTGGATGTGTGGCGCGCCCAGCTCAGCCCCACCAAGGCGCTGAGCCTGCTGGGCGACAAGTTTGCCGACCTGCAGGTGGAAGCCGAAGTGCTGGCCGATACAACCAAAACCGGGGTGGGCATCAGCCAGTATTTCCGGGCCAAGCTGGCGTAACTGCGCTGGTAAGGGCAGCGCCCACCAGCAGGAGGTGATCCAGACGATCTGAATAAAGTGGGTTTCCGGTATGACAAACAAGGTTGAAATCCTGGTTGGGGTGGACGTAGTTGGTGCACCCAAAGTGGATGCATTGGCGGGGTCGCTGCAATCTACCTCGGCCGCTGCTGCTGGACTGGGTGACAAGAGCGCCCAGTCCGCAGCTGGTTTAAACCAGGCTAACGCTGCTGGCCAGGGAATGACGGCCACCACCGGTAAGCTGCGCGATGGCATGGAGTCGGCAGCGGCACAGATTGCCAATGCCAAGACGCAGCTGCTGCAGCTGGTAGGCGTGTCTGCGGGTGCCCAGGGGATTAAAGACCTGGCCGCCATGGCCGACGGCTATAACAACCTGCAAGCGCGGGTGAAACTTGCCACCGGTGAGGGCAAAGCCTTTGAGAGCGCCTGGGACGGCATTAACGCAGTTGCACTGCGCACCAGCAGCACGCTGGAGAGCACCGGCACCTTGTTTTCGAAGATGGCGGCAGCGGGTAAAAGCGCCGGCCTGACCACGGCCGATGCCATAGCGCAAGCGCTGAAACTCACCGAGACAGTTAACCAGGCGGTACAGCTCAGCGGTGCCAGTGCGGGTGCCAGTGATGCGGCCATTACCCAGCTGATACAGGGCCTGCAAAGCGGTGTGCTGCGCGGCGATGAATTCAACAGCGTGATGGAACAGGCACCCCGCTTGTCACAGGCGCTGGCCGACGGGTTGAAGGTGACAACGGGTGAGCTGCGCACCATGGCCGAGGCCGGGCAGCTTACCAGCGAGACGGTCATCAAGGCGCTGAAAAACCAAAGCGACACGGTAGCGGGTGAATTTGGCAAACTGCCCGTGACGGTGGGCCGGGCCATGACCAACCTGACCACCCACTTCACCACCTACATTGGTGAGACCGACAAGGCCGGGGGCTACACCAGCAAACTGGCAGGCCTGATCGATGGGCTGGCTGGCAACCTGAGCACGGTGGCCACGGTGATGATCCACACCGGAGAAGTGCTTGGGGCCATGAAGTTGCTGGCCATGGCGCAGGATTGGATTGCTGCCAGCGCGGCCATCAAGACGGCTGAAACGGCAACGGTATCAGCAACAGCCAGCACGGTGGCCAACACGGTCGCCAAAGAGGTGAATACGGCGGCAATGGTGGAAAGTGCCCGTGCCGCCAAGGTCAACGCGGCTGCCTATGAATCTATGGGCATGGCCATAGCCAAACAGGCACCAGCGCTGACAGGCAATGCACTGGCCTGGAGCGAGCTGAGCAAGGGCATGGGTGGTGCAACTACCACTGCGGCCAATGTGGCGGTGAAGTTTGAACAGGCCGCAGCACCCGTGAGTGCGCTAAGCCGGGGGCTAGGCCTGGTGAGTGGTGCCTTCAGTGTGGTGGCCAGAGCTGCCGCGCCCCTGCTGGCCCTGGATATTGCCTTGCACTTCAAGGAATACGGAACCTGGATTGGTGAGGCCGCCGCCAAGTTGATGGGCTACAAAGACCGCACCGAGGAAATGACCCGTGCGGAAAAAGTAGCAACCCAGATTGCGGCTGATGCTGCTGAGCAGCGCAAGCGCGTAGCCCAGGCCACCGTAGACGCCACCAACGCCAATTACGGTCTGGGAAAATCGGCACTCGCATCTGTTGCTGACTTTGATAAGCAAATTAAAGCCAGTAAGACAGCAGCGGAGGCCGTGGCCAGCATCGGGAAAGACTTTAACCTGGCCACCGTGCCTGGCATTCATGATGCGGTCAGTGTGCTGGACAAGCTGGCCGCCGAAGGCAAGCTGACCGCTGCAGAATTTAAAGTGGCCTGGGCTGCCGCCCTGAAAGACCAAGACCTGGCGGTGTTTGAAGTCAATTTCAAACAAGCCATGGCCAATGCCAAGACCGAAGCCAACAAGGCTGCAGATGCCATGCAAGCGGCCATTGCACGCGGAGTTAGCGGAAAAGAGCTTGACAACTTTGTAAATGCTGCCAGGTTGGCGCTGGCTGCAACAGGCCATGATGCCGAGCGCCTGGGCCAGGTGCTGGACGCGAGCTTGCGCGAGAGCGTTCGCCGCACTGGGCTTGACTTTGCTGTGATCAGTGGTGGCATGGGCAAGGCCGCCGTGAGCGCCATCAACGACACCGAGGCCATCATCAAGGGCCTGGACCGCCTCAAAGCCATGGGTGTGGACACCGCCCAGGCGCTGACGGCGAGTCTGGGCAAAGGCATCAGCACCGCAGACAGCCAGAAAGCCATTGAAGCCGTGCGGGCCCAGATTGAGGCGGTGCGCAAGGTGCTGGGTGACAAGGTGACCGATGGGTTGCTTGACCAGGCCAAAACCAAGGCGCTGGAACTTAAAGATGCGCTGGACAAAGCCAAGCCGGGTATTGACGGTTTGCGCGAGGCGATGAAGGAACTTGGACTCACATCGCGCGCTGAATTGCAAGCTACAGCAAAAAAAGCTGAAGATGCCTATGGCGTGATCAAGGCCAAAGGGCAAGAAGAGGGCGAGTCGTATGTGGCCTGGCAAGCGCGAAAGCAGCAGGCCGCCCAAGTGATGCTTGACCGCATGATTGCAGCCAATGGCGGGGTGGCCACCGAGGCCATCAAAGCACGTGCGGCAATGGAAGGCCTGCAGGTGCAGACGGACAGCACCGGTAAATCGATTGTGGCGGCGATGGGTGGCGCGTCTGATGCTACCCAGCGTTTTGGTGGCCATGTGCGCGATACCACGGCGGACATCGACCGCCAGGCGGAGTCCCTGCGGGTGCTGCAAGCCATAGCAGATCGCTCTGCAGCCCCCAAGTCAAACCGCGACAAGATTGATGCTGATAACCCATACGGCAAAACATCTGATGGCCTGACCGCCAATAAAGACGGATCTGCCAAGGGCACATTCAACAGCACGCTGCCAATCGACCAAGCGTACAAGATTAAAAACGCCGTAGATACCGGTCAATCAGTCAGCATGACCCAAGCCGAGTTTGATACTGCCAAAACACAGGCAACGAATGCGCTTAACTTCCTGCAGGAAATGAGCAAGCTGTCAGCTGGATCGGTATCCTTTGCGGCGTTGCAAGATGCACAAGCCCTTGTGAATGCCACAAATACAGGCCGGGTAAATATTACGGACAAACCAACCGCCACCCAGCAAACCCAAACCCAGCACACCTACACCGTCAACGTGAGCGGCTATGGCAGCGTGAACGTGGCCAGCGATAGAGATGCCAACGCCCTGCAAAACATCATTGCCGAGCTGGCGCGCGCCAAGCTGTCAGCCTGATCAACTGGATCCACTTTATGGCCATTACCCTGACCCACGCTGCCAGCATCACCACCGTGACGCTGCCCGATGCCCTGAGCTGGGCCGATGAATACAGCTGGAGCCCGGTGGAGCAAACCAAAACTTACACCACCACCGGTGCGCTGCTGATTGAAGAGGGCATCAAGCAAGCGGGCAGGCCGATCACCCTGGAGGGCGCAGCGGATCGCACCTGGTGCACCCGCGCCCTGGTGGACGTGCTGCGCGGCTGGGCGGCCACGCCAGGCGTTGTGCTCACGCTCACCCTGCGTGGTGTGGCCCACCAGGTGACCTTTGACCATGAAAAAGGTGCGCTGCAAGGCCTGCCAGTGATGTTTTATGCCGATGGCGCAATAGCCAGTGATGACTGGTATGTGCCCACCCTACGTTTTCTGGAGCTTTAATGACAATCCTTTCCACCGACATCAAACTACTCGCCAGCGAGCGCATGACCGACACCAGCGATGGTGGCGGGCGGCGTACCAGTGCCGTCATCCCGGACGGGGTGGCGGGCAATATATTCCCCAAGGTGAGCCGCCTGGACAGCGTGTATGGCCGGACCAATTTGCGCAAGATTTTTGGTCAGGTGGACACCGCCAACGTGGACGCCTACGCCGGAGCCATGGCTGTGGTAATGACCCCGCCAGTGAATGAACGAATCCATGTCAATCTGTTTTCCACTGACAGCAGTTTTGACGACCGCACTGCTGCGCGCGACCGCATTGAGAGCTACCTGATTGCAGGCCCCGAGTCGCGCATGACGCTCTACGGTCGCCAACTGGTGGGGCAAGGGGCTATCCTGGCGTACCAGTTGGAAGAAGACACCCTGCCTGAGCCCGGTGACGTGTATTGCCTGAGTTCGGAGACAGGTGCCGTAACTGGTAACCAGCAGTATGTGAGGGTGACCGATGTGACGCACGAGGTGCGCACGTTTACCGATGCAAGTGGTTCGTTCACCCGGCGGGTGATCACGCTCAAGATTGGCTCCACATTGCGCTTTGAGTTCACCGGGCCGGACACACCGTCGCGGTATTCGTCGGTGGCCCGCCCAACCCTGATCCGCCGCACCAACGTGGCCGATGCCTCACGGTATTTTGGGGTCAAGAAAGTGGCGCTTGCCGGGGCCCAGGGGGACTTGACGCTCAAGCTAGCATCTGTGTACTCGCCGATTGTGCCAAGCACCCAGCGTGAGACTCCTGTGAGCGATGTGTCACTGGCCGGGGCGCTGCCATTTGTGCCCGCTGGTCTGGCCAATACGCCGTTCAAGACTGTATTCAAGGTCCACGACACTTACGGCGCTCGCGTAGACATCCCCCATGTGATCACGCTGGGTCGGGCCGTTGTACCCGGTAGCCTACACCTGACTATCGCAGTATCTGATCCTACTTTCTCCACGGCAACCAATATCGTTGATGACGGGGCGGGAACGTTCCCTGGACTGGACTGGTTGGCCTGGCACATCTCAAACTGCAAGATCGACTACGCAGGGGGGATCATTACCCTGTCTGCCCGGAACGATGGGTTCTACGGCAGCGGAGTCTTTTACGAAAATATGTGGGTCAATGCTTCCTACATTCCCGCTGTACCTGACAGTCAAACAGCACACAGCCGCGCTATCGACATCACTACGGGTAGCCGAGGCACGGTGCAGGTTCAGACGCTATTACCAACCCCTGCCAATGGAACGTTGGTGCTAGATTTTCGGGCATTGGGCAAGTGGTATCGGCTGCGCGACAACGGGCTAGGGGTGATGGTGGCCGACGATCCATCCTACGGCACCGGCAGCATCAATTACACCAGTGGCGCGATGGTGGTCACCCTGGGATCGCTACCTGATGTTGACAGCGCCATTCTGATGTCCTGGGGTTCGTCGGTGCACTACGTGGTCAAGGCGGGGGCAGCGTCGGACGTGGGTGTTGGGCTTAAGCAAGAACTGCAACTACCTACTTTGCCTGTGGAACTTGGATCACCGGTAGTGACTTGGGTAACCAATGGCGCGACAAAGACCGCAACTACAACAGGTGTGACCTTGAGCGGGCATGCCTCTGGCACGCTTGACCCTGGCACGGGGGTCATCACTATGGCGTTTACGGCCAGTCTCCCCGATGTGGGAACCTTGGTAACCGTGAATTACAACACCCTGTCCGCAAGTGGAGCTACCCCGACGCGAGTCGAGTCGTTTATGTCCGTCGCAAACCCCACGTCTTTCACTCTCCCCTATGTTGTAGCTCCTGGGTCACTGCATATGGTGGCCAAAGCAACCGCCTTGACCGTTAGTGACCTTGATATCCCGCTGATGGATGACGGAAATGGTCATATTTTTACCGTTGCCAGTGACCTGAATTTAGGAACTGGGCTTGGTCATATGCGTTTAAGGGTGTCATCGGTCAATGTGGGCACAATTAACTATGCAACGGGGTCTGTAGCGCTTACCGGGAGTTTTTCAACGGACCGCGACGTGTGGTTAGGTGACGGCACGGCATGGGTGCAAATAACGGATTCAGCAGGGGTTTTTACAGCAGGCACCTACACCTACCAATTCAACACCGGGGGCGCGGCTACCAGCGGCGCGGTGACTACCACGTTTACCCTGACAGCCGCCCCCCTGAAAATAGACCTGACAGCCACCACCAGCCTGCCCATCGTTCCGGGGTCAGTCCGGTTTGGAATGTGTGAGCGCGACTACATTGACCGCGCGGGTGTGCTGTACCACGATTTTGAAATACCAGCCGATGGCTCGGCGGTAGAAACAGGTGAGGTAGGCTCCATTGACTACAGCACCGGCATCGCCACGTTGCACCTGTGGCTCAACAACAAGCCCGCAAACTTGTCGGTTCAGACATGCCTGACTTACTACGGCCAGTGGACGGCCAGCAGCGCCAATTTCCGCACAGCAGGTGCCCCGTTGCGCCCTGGTAGCACCTTCATTCAGGTAACCTCACAAACGGGTGACTTACTGACCGCAACTGCTAACGAGGGCGGGGTGTTGACAGGAAGTTTTACCGATGGCTCAGTAGATCAGGAGACGGGTGTGGTCTTTGTACGCTGGGGTGAATGGCTCACGGCGGCGGGCAATGAGACACAACCCTGGTATGAAGTGACCAACGTGGTGGGGTCGCAAGTCTGGAAGCCCCGCGAGGTGTACCCGGACACCCTGCGCTACAACTGCGTTGTGCTGAGCAACTTGCCGCTAAGCGCAGATGTGCTAGGTCTTGACCCTGTGCGCTTGCCGTCTGATGGACGGGTGCCAATTTACCGCCCCGCAGACGTGGTGGTGATCCACAACACCAAGAGCCTGACCCTACCCAACCCGGCAGTGGCATCGGCGGTGTACAGCATGAGCCGCACGGTGTTGTCCGAACTGTGGCTGCTGGATGCCACCGGGGCGCGAGTCCCCATCAGCAAATACGTTGTCGGCCTGAGCGCAGGTACAGTAACGATGGCGGCAGACCTGAGTTTGACTGGCATCCCGCAACCGCTGGTTGCCAAGCACCGCATTGAGGAACTGAACTTGCTCAGCGATGTGCAGATCAACGGTCAGATCAACTTGACCGGCCCACTGACCCGCGCCTATGACCTCGACACCTACGTGTCGAGCGCCCTGTTATTTGGCGACATGTTTGCACGTGTGACGGGTGTGTTTGACCAGGGCACCTGGACAAATGAGTGGCAGGACGCACTGATTGGCTCACAGGCAACGGCGCAGTACAACACCATTGACCACCCACTCGAAGTGCTCAACAACGGCTGTGTGCGCGAACGCTGGCGCATCAACTTCACCAGCACCACGGCATTTCAGGTGATTGGCGAGAACCTGGGTGTGATCACTACCGGAAGCACAGCCGCTGACCTGTCACCTGCCAACGGGCTGACCGGCTTGCCGTATTTCACCCTGCGCGCGGCAGGCTGGGGCACTGGCTGGTCTGTGGGCAACCAGTTGCGATTCAACACCATCGGAGCCACGGCCCCAATCTGGGTGGCCCGGACGATATTGCCCGGTGCAACCCTGACGGGCGACAGCGTGGACTTGCAACTGCGTGGCGACGTTGATGCATAACCAAACTCGGGGACATTAAATGGCAACTTTCAAATTAGCAAACGCATCGTTGGGCGTACTGGCAGCGGCGCTGATCGCAGACCTGGACTCGGCGGCATCCCCTGCGTACATCGAGGTCTACGATGGGACGCAACCCGCCACACCGGCCACTGCGATCACGACCCAGGTCAAGCTGGGCACGGCTACCATGAGTGCTGACCCGAGCGCGACCAACAGTGCGGGCCTGATCACTTTCAACGCCATTGTCCAAGACAACGCTGCGGATGCCAGCGGTACGGCAACCTGGCTGCGGATTTACAAAGGCGATGCGACGGTGTGGGCAGACGCTGACGTGGGCAACCTGGCCAGCAGCGCCACGGCCAAGATGAACACCACGACCGTTGTGTCCGGTGGCCCGATCCGTGTGAACGCCTTCACGATTCAAGTGGGCTGATCATGGCGGGCGATGCGAACTATGGCGATGTGGTGCTGTTGTTGCATGGCAATGGAGCGAATGCCTCAACATCATTTACTGACAATTCCCCCGCACCAAGGGCTGTCACCCCCGCAGGTAATGCACAAATCAGCACAGCACAGAGCCAATTCGGTGGATCATCCATGCTGTTTGATGGTTCAGGGGCCACGCTGAGCATCCCCTACAGCACCGACTTTGACATAGGCACGAACTACACAATAGAGGCATGGGTGTGGAAGCCTGCAACAACAGATTTGTGCGTTGTGTCGAGCCGCAATGCCGGAAACATTAATTACCACTTGTTTGTCGGCGCTTACGTATCCATAGACACTATATCCTCGGGTGGAACTTTATCTCTTGCAGGCACCACGGCTGTCACATCGAACGCTTGGCATCATGTTGCAGCCACCAAAGATGGAAATACCTGGCGAATATTCCTGGACGGTAACCTCGAAGCGTCAGGAACTGTGAGCGGTACTTACGCCGCGACAGGGGTGCCCATCGTGGTTGGCGCAACATCCGCTGGCTACTACTTTAACGGATACATTGGCGACCTCCGTATTACCAAGAATGTTGCTCGCCACACCGCGAGTTTTACACCCCCCACAGAAGCCTTTCCAGACGGGAGCAATTCCATATCTGGTGTGGTGCATGACTCATCAGGTGCACTCTGCGCTCGCATTGTGCGGGCGTATCGACGCGATACTGGGGAATTGATGAGTGCCACCACTAGCGATGCTGCAACAGGTGCATACAGCTTGCCATGCGGGTCCGAGGAAGTCACCTTGGTTTTCTTGGACAACGCCTCGTCCGGCACTTATTACAACGACTTGGCGCAACGGGTGATCCCCGCCTAAACCATGGCGTACACCCGACCGTCTGCCAGCGCGGCTGATGCAACCTGGCAAGGTGCGGCACCCTACACCCGACCGTCTGCCAGCGCGGCTGATGCAACGTTTGTTGAATCCAGCGGTGTTGATTGCACGATTGCCGCAAGCCTGGCGATCACTGCGAGTCTTGCCGTGTCGTTTGGGTCTGTTGAGATTGGCTCGTCGATTGCATCAGTCGTTCCCATTACCGCGTCAATTTCGGCTGACCACGGAGTTGCAGCCGACATTCACGCTGTGCTCACTGTCGCAGCGGCATCTGGCGTGGCACATGGTGTTGCGGGTTCCGTGGGTGCGGCCGTAGGTATCGCAGGCGCTTTCGACATCACGCACGAGCGGTATGAAGTACGTGGTGTGACACAGATCGGTGGGGTGTTGGTAGATCGGCGGGTGCGGGTCTACCTACGTGAGACAGGCGCGCTAATTGCACAAGGCGATACCGTAGCTGGTGCTTTCCATTTGGCCACCGGCTTTAGTGCTGGCGGCGGTGAGGTCTATGTGATACCGATTGATTTGAGCGGCGGTGCAACCGATTGGACACCCCCCATAGCCAACCGGGTTGTGCCCACGCTGGCTATGGATACCTGATCATGCCTGCGCAGATCGCATCAGGCTTGGTACTGGACTACGGGACGCAGGGTACCCAACAACCTGCGTCGGGCCTGGTGCTTGAATATGCTGCTACTGGTGGCTCTACTCTGCGGGCAACCGTGCAAATCAAAGCCCTATGGAGTGCGGCAGCGCTGGTCAAGGCATCGACTACCCTGGTCTACGGCAAGGCGACGATTAACGACCAGTCGGTTGACGCACCCTGGCGGGCGGGCACATCGCTTGACCGTGACGAGTCAGCCCCGTGGGGTGTGGCCGTCAAACAAGACGACTTTAAAGCAGCCCTGTGGGGCGGGCCAATGGTCGCCAAAGACACCGATGTATTGGCGAGCTGGATGATGTCCACTCGACAAGATGATTTTCTGGTCGCGCCATGGGGCGGGCCGATGTTCTCCGCTGATCTTCAGTCCGTAGCGTCTTGGCGCTTGTCTGAGAAACGCGACGATTTAATGGCTGCGCCCTGGGGCGGGCCGTTTCTGCAGGTGCAGATATTGAGCCTGTCACGCTGGCCTTCGTCCGCCCCCGCTGATGCGCTGCGCAAGGTGCTGTGGACGCAATATAGCCAGCAGTTGCACACCGACTGGTCGGTGGTGGTGCCTCCTGATCCCGAACTACCAGCAGCCCTCTTTTACATCTTGCCCGCGAGGTTTTACATGACTGCCCACACCATCTTTGCCCAGCGCCTTCCCGACCTGGCCGATATACCAATCTTTGAGGCCACCGTAGCGGCCGACTCTGGCAGCTATTGCTGGTCGCTGCAGGCCAGCGGCCCTGCAAGCCTGTTTGAGCTGCTGGCACCGGTGGACGGCCTGCCAGTGCAGCTGCGCGTCACGCTGGATGGCATGCCCTGGGTGTTTGCCATTGACGCGATAAGCCGTAATCGTCAATTTGGCCGGTCCGGGGTGAGTGTGCAGGGCCGAAGTGTCACGGCACTGATCGGGGCACCTTACTTGCGAGCCACAACCCGCGACAACGCTGGCGGCGCGCTGCTGGCCCAACAACTGGCAGTAGCCGCGCTGGACACCACTGGCATTGATCTGGATTGGGGCCTGACCGACTGGCTGGTGCCAGCCGGTGCCTGGAGCCATCAGGGCACGCCACTGGATGCCGTGCAGGCCATTGCCCAGGCGGCAGGCGGCTACCTGCAAAGCCACCGAAGCACCGCCACGCTACTAGCCCGCCACCCCTATGCTCAGCGCGCGGGAGATCTGCCTGGCGCGCCTTGGGGCTGGATGACTGGTGCTGCGGATGTGGAGCTGGCCACCGATGCACTGATTACAGAGGGCGTTGAGCGTAAAGATGGATCTGACATCAATGCTGTTTATGTGAGTGGCACCACCGCAGGCTTGTTGGCCCTGGTCAAGCGCACCGGCAGCGCCGCCGACAAGCTTGCCAGCCCGATCACAGATTCACTGATCACCCACGCCGATGCCGCTCGCCAGCGTGGCCTTGCCGTGCTGGGTTCTGCTGGTAATAAGTATGCGGTGCGGCTGGAGCTGCCGGTGCTGACCGGTTCCAGCGAGCCGGGGGTGCTGGATGTTGGCCAGCTTGTGCAGGTCAATGCCAGCATCCCCTGGCGCGGTCGGGTTCGGGCTGTCAGCGTGTCAGCCAAACGCCCAATCCTGCGCCAGACCGTTACTCTAGAAAGGCACTTGTCATGAGCACCAACCTATACAGAGCCTTGCGCGAGCTGCTGCCCGAAGCCCCGCTTCAGGTGGCCACCGTGGCCGCTGTGCATACCGCCACCGGCGACAGCACCATTACCTGGCCAGGTGGGGCTCAACAACGGGTACGGGGAGTGGGTGTAGCCGCTGGTGGGCTGGCCTTTGTGCGTAATGGCGTAATCGAAGGCGCTGCGCCTGGTTTGACCCCGGAAACGATTGAAGTGTGACGGCGATGATTAAAGTGAATCCCGTCTTACGACCTGTTATTAGCCTCGCGTGCTGGTGGTTCGGCTGCAAACCTAACTTTGAGGCGATGTGGCACGGAAGCGGATGTGTCCCGTGCGAGCGATGCGGAGCCGAAGATACAAGCTACTCAGATCACGTTGGCGACTCGCGCCATAACAGGACGGCGGATAGGCTGCGCTACTGGTTGTTTCGGCGTTGGCTGCCGAATAGATGCCCTGCATGCGGTGGGAGATTCAAATGCCGCTCTGACTTCGATTGCATTCCTTTTTGACGACTAACTGGGTTTCTACCCGCCACCAGGCTCTCAGTGTTTCCCACCACGTAATTTCGTTTCGCACAGCGTAACCAAAGTCGCGATACATTTATCGCATCAAATCCGACCCAAATATCTCAGCGCGCTTCACCGGGCCTCGTCGTAGGTCAGCGGGTTGTATAGCGCATAGATTTCCGGCAACTGGCGCTGACCATATTCCTGCGCGTACCGGTTGGCCTGAATGCCAGCCTTGTGCTTATCGAACCGCACTTCCGGGTCCAGTCCAGTCATGCCAACGAATACGCACGGCTTTCCTGGCTGGTAATCTGGGTTCGAGCGCATGAACCGTGCATTGAGTAACACGTCATTGGACAATTCAACGACATAGACGTGGTAGTGCTTGCGCCGCACCATGGTTGACTTGGTCACTGGTTCAGGCAGGCAGCGAGCGTTGGGCGGGCGACTCTGCGCCAGCAA